CACCTTTCATATACGACACAGGCTGCGCCGCACATCCTGGAGAATCATTTTCGCACAAATAAAACTTCATCATTGAAGATGGTAGTTTACGCAACACACACACGCGAACGCACGGAGAGCGAGTCTGAGGGATAGAAATCCTCAGACTTCTACAAACAAACAAACACAAAAGTTTTTGTACGAGAACACTCTATGTCCTCCAGTACTTCATAAGTCGTTATCAACCGGTATCAGGTCGATAGCGTTATTTCCGAGGCCTGTGAGCTCATAATCTGGGCCACCACAATAATACACGTTTAGGTCAATGTCTGAAGACACGCTCTCCATTGTCTGGAGTGCGTTCAAGACTCTTACAGAGAACTGACCCATCGAGTAATTACCGGTGTCCGAATTCGAACCCGTGTTCACTTTCTTCCACTCCGTTGGACTCCTCCACGGAAAGGACACGGTTATTTCACTAACCCCGCAAACCTCAAAAATACTTACGTATTGGCCAAAAGCTTCATTGACTTCAAGTCCTGAAGATTCATACCCGATATGACTACAGATCTGTAATCGACAAGTATGGATTGGGCTGGCCACAGCCACAATCTTATACACCAAGGATCCCTTCCAGAAAGAAAAAGGAAAAGACACGGCACTCAACAGCGTAGGTGCAAAACTACTATCAAGTGGGAGAGTAAACAGTTCGAATGCGGGACACAAGTCCCCAACAAACACAGCCTCTCCAACTGCATTCGTATTATTAACGGTGAAACTCGAAACAAAACTCATCTTACTTGTCAGGTAAGACATTTCCATTTCATCCACACTAGTTCCAGTGTCAACTGGTTTAGTGATAGGTCGAGTATTCGCCGCGGTATCCATAACTGTCAAATGATCCACATTAGATGTATTAGTAATAACTGGATAAGCATTACTAATAACTGGGCTCCAATTGAGCCCAATGTTCGGTAAATCCATAGGAGCTGTTGTAGAACCCCCTTGGAAATTGTCCCCCGTGGTGGATGCGTCTAATGTCGCATTCATCGCGTGCTCAATATTAATATTAGTAACCTTGGACTGTATCCCTCCTTGCGGAACGACACTGATACTAGTAGGGTTTATCACTGCAAAATCGCTTCCTGAGAAAGAAGCAAAAGTGGACAGAGTAGCTGATGTCGACGTCGCCGACGCACCAACTCTCAACTGATTCATAACGTAGACAACAAAACAACCCAAGGAATTGTCATCAGTAGCCACTCTCAAATCGAGATGGGACTTGTTATGTAGGTAAGGTACCGTCAAATCGACAGTGGAACATTTACCAGCGTACAAAACTGCATGTTTTGTAATGCTAAGAGAACGGAGATTACCGTTGCATAGGAACATAGCCTGAGACGAAGTCATCAGGGGTAGCCAAGCAACTACAATCGATCCATTCATGAAAGTATTACATTGCAATTGCACACGTAGTGTCACATTCCCCCGCCAAAAGAGATATCTCGAAAAGGCTGATTGCATTACCCTTGACTTGATTAAATCAAAGGGTACATCATAATAGGTCAAAACTGAACCAACGGCATCGCTGGTGTTCCAAGCCAATGATTCAACAAGCTGCTCTTTCTCGACAACTGCAATATTGGACGGGACTACTTCACCCATGGTCATCACATTTGGTATGGTTTTTACACCACCATCTGTAGTTTGCACGGGTGTGCCACCGACTATTGTCACTTTTCCAGATTGTGGAATCATGACAAAATCATGTTTTACCTCCACATCACGCCTTCTCCCTTTCTGGGTAGCTTTGGTCTCTTTAAACTTGGTGGAGACCGGAGCACCAAACCCTTTAGCAAATGTTGAATTAACTCCATCATTGCTCCACCGAGTAAGTGTGTAACCAGCCGTTGTGTAGGCCAACGTTTGGGGAAGTGCGGCTACTGCACTATCATTATTCGCTATGAGAATCGCTGAGGTAGGAATACCAAGAGCATCTCTCCAAGGAACATAATCCCAATTTTCCGTGTGCGTTGTCCACGTTGTAGCCAACTGATTGTTGACTCCCCATTGATCGACAAAAGAATACGTAGTTCCCGAGCCCACAGCATGAAACGATGCATGTGGATCCGAGACAGTACTCGAAGGCGTCGGATTAATGGTCCAAGTGTATGGAACGCAATACATGTAGAGCGAACCCGTGTTAATGGCTTTCGAGGTCGTCACTCCTGTCAAAACATTACGGGGTTGCCCAGCTTTAATCGCATAACCTAACACTCGTAACTGATCATCAGTCAAACTAGCACCAAGAACTGTAAAGTTCGTGATCTCAGCAATACCCGTCGCGGGCAAAGTGAGTGTCCTGATAGGTGCCATCGTATTCAGGATCAACTGGCTCAGCGGTAAAGCAAAACCAGAATCGGACATTGTGAAAGCGATGAACTCTCCAACATCAACGGCTGTACCACCGTAGTGTGGGTAATTACTACCAACAATTCTGAAGCGCGGAATTCGGCATAAGGTTGCAAATCTAAAGCCATCTCCCGCACCTACATAAACTGTTGAATTACCAGGGGCGGCAGGTACACTCAATGCCACAGTCCCAACATTACTTGTGTCCTTGAACACCTCGGTAGGAAACCAAGGTGTCCGCAAGATAGGAAAACGAGTAATAAATGGGATTTGAACTCCCAAGGTTCTGTTACCATGAGCAACAGAACCATTCACACTTCCAGCTCCACTGTCAGCGAGATTCCTCGACACGACTACACTGTCACTACTTGTTGAAATAGTGATCGGTACTTCATTTGTGCACAAAACTACTAAACGTATGTTGCCAGCATACGTTCGATAAAACTGCGCAAAATATCGTAACAGACCACAAGATCGCAAAATACTAGCAGACATAGCCTCATTGAGGGTCCCACAAAACGGTGTGGCAACTGGAAAAGAAGTGGTGGTAGCACCTGAAAAAAACAACATTGGATAACGTCGCTTAATAATAGTGCCAACACTCTTCAGTTCAACATTGTAACCATCGACCTTAGTGTCTGAGGAGGCATCCCCAAGACTCACAGCCGGGGTTGCTTCAGTAGGCACCACAGTTGGCACCTTGATCTCCTCAACGCCAGACTGGCAAACATACACTGGTTGTGCACACTCACCACTCTGCGCTATCCACTTCTCATCAGTCACTTCACAGAAGTCAGGCAGATAGGAATAAACATTTCCATACACATAAGGTGTGTAAACATCAGAACGGATTTCACCCCGCTCCCAACGCTTATACAAATCAGGGTACGACAAGGGAATCTCTCGAATCCCAAGTTTACGCCACACTGACCAAATTCGTTCTCGCCACAGGGTAAATCTCTCTACCCCGGAAGACCAGACCCTTCCAAGTACATCATTTCCATTCACTACAACGGCCTCCAAAATCGACAACTCCGAGTTAGAATAACTCAAAGTTTTGATAAGGCTGTCCTCCATAGCAAACGGATAAAAATGAACACCAGGTATGGCGTTCTTTCGTACTATCGTTGTCTGTTTCAAAAACTCGCAATCAAGCAAGCACATCAGCTTCGCGTCTTCCTCAGTAGGTTTACTTTTGGATCCGGAAGTGAAGTATATGTTATATTCGCCCAATTTCTTAGACATGGAATAAACATTAAACCATTCACATTTCTTACTCACAGCAGCTTGGATGTCATCTCCAAACGTCATAACTGAAGTCAATTTTCTACAATGTTCA